TAGCACCGGCGAGTAATTCGTCTTGGTCAACAGAGTTAAACCACTCTTCGTTTTCCCATATATAGTATATCCACTCGTTCGCTTCGTGTGCTTGTTCAAAGTAATTCTGATACTTATTACCATAGGAGTCTATTACCACAGCATTGTACCACTCACCTTTTTTTCTAGTTATTTTAAAGTCTCTCATATTACTCTGTTATTATAGTTAGTAAAAGGTATGATAGTGTACCTATTATTATTGATGTGGTAAATACTAGTGCTGCGTTAAAGGTAGTTTCGTTCCAAAAATTTAACACTAAACCTACTACTGAGTATATACACATTAGTATTATTCCTGTTAGTAATACAACTCCTATTGAGTTAAGTACTTTATTTGTTTCTTTAATTATTTTATCCATTTTATTACATTTTAAGTGTGATTAAAAAGAGAGGAGATAGTACTTACTAATCTGTACTTCATAAGTACTACCTCGACTCATAACTAACTACTAAACTAACTCTTTACCTCTTAGTATCGTAGGTATGTTATTACTTGCAGTGTACGACTTGTACTTTGCCCAGCAAGCGAGTTTCTCTAAACCTTCTTTCATTATATTAAATACTACATCGTGGTTGTACTTAATTTCATCACCTTTTTTATTAGTGAATACTATTAGTTGGTTCTTGCCTATCAAGGACTTACGTACTACAAATCTTTTACTTTTGATTACATTTTCTTTTGACATAATTTTAGTTTTTTTTAGTTTATATTAGTTTGTTTGTTTTTACATTTATATTATCTTACTTGTGTCGTTTTTAGTTTGTGTAAGGTATATAGTTTATTTTAGTGATAGAATTAGTTGTGAGGTACTACTCTAACTCTCTTACTGTGCAAAGTAAATTTTATGTACTACTTTTACTTGTTCATCAGTTAAATCGCCGTAATTTACATTAAATTTATTTAGTGCAATACTATTCATAGTAATTTCCACTTGGTCATACAGTGCTTTCATAATTATTATTTTTGGTTTCATATATATTATCTGATGGTGGTCGTAATTATTTTGTGAGGGTGCTAGGTGGCGAGTGATTATGCTATACATTTTTGCTATACACCTTTTTAGGTGTAGAAAAAAGTGTGACATAAGCCACTTAATAAGGATCTAGTAACAGGCTATTGTCACAGTTTTAATCTAAGTGTTGAATGTCAATCACATTATTAGATTTGTCATATATTACCACTTTTTCAAAGTCAGTGTCTATGTTATCAGTAAATTCTGATTTAATAAAGTCATGTAATTCTTTATCCATTCCTGGAAATGTGTGTGTTAAGTAGATTGGGTCTTGAGTGTCATCTTTGTAGTGAAACTCTAATTCATAATTGTAGTTCATAGTTTTTATTATTTATTGTATTTATATTATCTTATTATATTAGTATTTAGTTTGTGACCCCAGTGGGGTAGAGAACTTACTTTATTTGTAAGTCTCTACAGAATGCTGGCATTGCATTAGTGTTTGTGTAGTTTTTGTACTTTTGAAAACAGTTCATTGCTTCAAATCTTTCTTTGTGTACATTGTATACTTGGTCATGATCATACTTTACAGTTTCATTTTTCTTGTTTACAAATGTTATAATAGTATGTTTACCTATTAATGACTTTCTGATTACAAATCTTTTTGTTGTTAAGTTAGTTGTGTTTACTTTTTTTGACATAATTTAATTTATTTAGTTAGTTATTTATTTGTTTATATTATCTATTATTAGTTGTATTTATATTGTGAGTTATAAGTTTGTTAGTATTGTTATTGTTATTATACTTACTGACATTGTTGTGAACATCCACCATTGTAATGGTCTATTACATTTAGTTGTGTCATTACTCCAAAAGTTTACATAGTCTTTAATTAATTCTTTCATGTTATATTATTTATAGTTATACATATATTATCTATTGACTGTTGTGTCTATCTTGTGAGGCCACTAGCATTTGTTGAAATATTCTACGAAAATTATTTATAGTAAATTACAAATGTAAAAAGTAAAAGATAAAAAAATCTGTAGTAATTTAGCTAAACGCATAGCCGGTGGGTAAATTAGTTTGCGTTTTAGTTTAGACCGGGGGCCCTAGGGGGGAGGGGGCTATGCAAACTCTATACATTCACAATATTTTTTTTATGACATTAGCTAGCTAAGTATTAGAGTAACAGGCTATTGTCACACTGTAAATAAAATCTTTACCATGTAATGATATTAATATGAAAGGTACACCAATTAAACTTAAACAAAAGTTATCGCCTAAGGCAGCCGCTGCTAAAGCTAGTAGAGACAAGAAGTCAGCTATGACTGCTTGGGGTAAATATAAGAAAAGGACTGCTCAAAAAGCTAATTGTCCTAAAGGCTATGACTTTGACCATGCTTTAGGTAAGTGTATACCTAAGGGTAAGAATAGAGCTAAGAATAGTAGATCAGGTGCAGTTAAACGAAAATACAATTACTAATGGCATTTAAAATGAATCGCCCTATAATAAAGGGTACATCAATACATAAAGCATCGATAGCAAAAGCAAAACCTGTGGTATCTCAAAGAAGAACACGGGCAGATGCTAGTTTAGTTGCTTCAGCTGAAGCTCTAGGTGAATCATATAAGCCTTCAAAAATAGATTTTGAAATAGATCAGTATGATATAGACGTACCTAAGCGTGAAAGAACTAAGAAAAGAAAGGAGACAGATTACGGTACTTATGATGATTATTTGAAAGATCACGAGAAGGAAAAAAGTAAAATGAGTGAAGAGGATAAAGCTGCTTATGGTGATCCATTATCAAAAGAAGAGTGGACAGATCTAAATGTAGAGGCTGGTATGAAACGTCCAAAAGCTAAAAAAGAAAGAGTTAAGAAAGAAAAAGGAGAAAATATTTTTGAAAGAGGTTACAAAAGTATAAAAGATAAAATTAGAGAAGCTAGATTAAAGAAAATAGATAGAAGATTAGAAAGATCTATGAAAGGTATTGATGATGGTGATAATGACTTCTCTCAAATAGAAAGTGAACCAAGTTTGCAGGAAAGAGAAGCTGATGTTTACAGATCACCAGAAGCTGGTACAATAGAAAGTGAAGAGTTATTATCGCAAACAAAAGCTAGTAGAAATAAAGCGTTGCAAGATGCTGCTAAAAAATACAATGTTAAAATAGAAGACTTAGAAGCTAAAGAAATAGATGGTAAAAGAGATTTTTTCCCTAAACAAGGCACAGTAGGAGGTCAACAAGAAACGCAGTGGGACGATAAATTAGGTAGATTTAGAAAAGCAGAAGCTACAATGGCTACTGAAGAAGAAGAACAAGCAGCGGTTGAAGCAATGAAACCGAAATATCAAACAGGTATGAATCCTAATCAAGTTCCTAATCAAGTAAAAACAGGTGAAATTGCTTTAAATTATGAAACAAACACATACGAGTACACTCAACAATACTTCGATAGATTAGCTAAAGAACAAATAGAGCGGAAACAACAACAGCAAAACACAACAAGTACTACTACAGAGCCAGTAGTTGAAGAAAAGAAAATTTCCACCGCTAGACAAAGACGTTTAGATAGGAAATACAAAGATGCAGGGCCAAGTGTTCGTGCTAATATGATAGAAGACGGATATGTTCCGCCTCCAGAACTTAAAACTGCCATGAAAATGCGTGATGATAGAATATATAAACACGCTGTAAAAGGTGGTGTTGTTAGAAAAAACATGATAAAAGGTGGTTATATACCGCCTAATGAAAGATAAAATAGGGAAACACCCTAAACCTAGTCAATATTAACCAAAAAAAACCAAAAAAATGACTTATTTATACTACAAGACCAGTTCAACTGGCAATTTAAAACCAAATGAAACAACAATTAAACATTGGAAACACCTCTCTGAGAAAAAAAACTGGAGAATAACCCAATTACCTAACGGATTCTACCAAACAGAATGCAAAAATCCTGATAAAGAGGATATTTGGCAAGATGTTACACGTAGAGAAACAATAGAAGGTGCAGAAGCTGCAATTGATGGTAGTGTTAAGCACTTTGCGGACAAGTTAGAGGCTACGAAAGGGCCAAAGGTTGTAAAAACTTTCGAATAGAGTACAATTTAATCAAATTTAATTTAATACATGGAATACAATCAACCAAGCGAGATTGTCAAAGACGTAAACTTTGGCGATAACGCTAATAACAAAATAGTAGCTGGCGTTGAAAAGCTAGCAAAAGCAGTAAAATCAACCTTAGGTGCATCTGGTAAGTGTGTAATTTACGAAGACGCTAGAGGTAACCCGGTCATAACAAAAGACGGAGTAACTGTAGCAGAATCAGTTGTCTTATTTGACCCGGTTGAAAATATGGGTGCTACCCTTATTAAAGAAGCTGCTAGAAATACAGTGAGAGAAGCAGGTGACGGTACAACAACATCTACTGTCCTTGCTGAAGCACTTTTAAAAGAAGTTAGCAAAACCGAAGCTAATACAAGAGAAATAAAAGACGGAATTAAATCCGGTCTTAAAAAGGTAAACGATTACCTAAATAAGATTTCTGTCAAGATCGAAGGCGATATGCTCGAATCTGTTAGTTCAATAAGTTGTAACAATGATGCGGAACTAGGAAAGATTATAGCGGAAGCTTATACTAAAGTAGGTAAAGATGGTGTGGTATTAATGGAAGAGTCACCAACTGAAGAAACATACGTCGAAGTAGTTGACGGCGTGCAGGTAGATTCAGGACTCACATCTCCACATTTTGTTACTGATAAGGACAAGCAAGTAGCAGAGCTTGATAACCCATTAGTATTAATAGTATCTTCAGAAATACCTAATATAAGAAGAATACAAAAAATATTAGAGCATGTAATAAAAAATAAACGCTCTTTATTAATAGTAGCTCCAGTTGATCAACAAGTTAAGGCTGCTCTTCTTATGAACAAGGTAAAAGGTAATATAAAGGTAAACATAATTGATTTACCAGGCTTTGGTCCTACTAAAGAAGATACTGTAGCAGACCTTGCGTTTTTAGTTGGTGCTAAAGTAATAAACGAGCAGTTAGGTGATGATCTTGATTTAATAGACATTGATTGCTTAGGTGAGGCATACACATCGATTACTGATAGTAAAAACACTGTTTTAACTATAGATACTCCAGAAGAAGATATGGATGAAAGAATAGATAGTGTTAAGAAAACTATAGATAAATGGGAGAAAAATCCGTTTATACAAAAGAAACATAGAGAAAGATTAGCAATGTTATCAGGTAGCGTAGGCGTAGTAAAAGTTGGTGCTAACTCTAAAGTTGAGCTTAAAGAAAAGAAGGATAGAGTAGAAGATGCTATTTATGCTACAAAAGCGGCTTTAAAAGAAGGTATAGTACCAGGTGGTGGTGTAGCTTTGTTAAATGCCTCACAAAGAATTATAGCTAAAAACGTTGGGGAAAACATATTACTAAAAGCTATTATGGCTCCTTTTTATACCGTACTTGATAATGCTGGTATAACAATGATGGATGGATATGAGGATCATGAAGGTTACGGTATTGATGTAATAACTGGTGAAAGAGCTACTATGATATCAGCTGGTATTATAGATCCTGTACTTGTAACTAAGTCAGCTCTTAAAAACGCAGTAAGTGTAGTTACAACTATTATATCTGCAGATTGTGTAATTTCAAACATGAGATTAAATGAAAGCAATAAATAGATATATAATAGTAGATAAAATAAAGACAGAACCTAAAAAGGTTGCTGGTCTTATAATGACGGATGATACAGATGTAGATAACCGTTATATAAAAGCAAAAATAATATCGTGTGGCAATTTAGTTGAAGGATTAAAAGATGGAGACACGATATATTACGATAAACACGCTGGACACGACATATCATGGAAAGATACTCTTTATAGAGTTATTCGTGATGGTGACGTTGTTCTAGTAGATTAACCAAAACCAAAAACTTAAACCCCAAAACTTAAAAACGAAAATTAACCTAATTATTAACTAAAAAACAAAAAGACAATGAAAAAATTTTTGTATTTTGCAAGTGCTGCTCCTGATGGAACAACAAGCACTGAGCAAGTAGCTTGCTTTCCTGCTGACAAATTATCTCATCTTGAAATGCATAACGCAACTACGCTTAGAGCTTACTTTCATTCTCACCAAGAAGCTGATGCGGACTCAGGTATAGATTTACCGGTTGTAGTTCTTACTATAAACACTGGTAAGCATAAAGAAGTTATGGAAGCTATAGCTGGTGCTGTTGCTAGCGCTAGCGCTATTAATGCTCCTATGATTGTTGTAGCTGACAGTGAGAACTCTAAGTTTTTACACGCTGATATTACAGCTTGTGCTTCATTAGCAGTAGTTGACGCATCGTAATAAATGCGATTAACCGCGCAAGATCTGCGTGAATTAAACATCCTTAAGTATTACAGGCTCACTAGAAAGTGGGTCTGTAAAACTTACGGGTTAACTGATGCAGATTTAGAATTATTAATTTATTTAGATTGTAAAAAAAGATTTACACGACAAGAGTTTATAGATGGTGTTTATACCATGAGTTGGGATAAAAACCGTTGGGAAAGACTTAGAAAAGAAGGGTGGATAGAAGTTTGGAGACAAAGAAACCGTACTACTATAAAGTACTCTGTGTTTAAAACTTCTTTTAAATGTTCACAGATAATAAGTAGGATATATAGAATACTATTAGGTGAGGAAGACTTACCTACTTCAGATAGAAGTGTGTTTTACAATAACAAATCATATACTGATAAAGTTTACAATAAAGCTATAGACGATATGATAAAAGATAAAGATAGATAATGGGATTTAAACTAGGTAGAAATAAAGGTTTTGAAGCCAATAAAGGTGAAATAAAAAACAAGTTACGTTTTGGCAGAGACCCAAAAGGTCAACAATCTATTCCTGGAACACCTGTTATACCTATGCCTTTAGAAGAAGGTGTTTTAGGTGAAGCTAATATGGATGGTAGTATATATATAAATAAAAATATAGACCCTAATAGCCAAGAGTATAGACAAGTGTTAAATCACGAGATGAGACATGCTACTGATATGAAGATTGGTAAATTGGCTTATACTGACAATAGTGTTACTTATAACGGTGAAGTTTTTGAAAGAAAAGATATCAACGGTGTTGACTCTATATTAGTTGATGGAGAGTGGAAAGAAGCTGGAGATACTGGTTTTCCTTGGGAAGACGATGCTAATAACGGAACAGAAACAGCAATATAATATGTGGAGTTTATTTAAAGATAAAAACGAGATTAACGAAAAGAATATAGTTGGGTTTGCATCATTTGTAGTAATGTGTTTATTTGCTATAGCTGATCTTGTAACAGGATGGGTAGGTAAAGATTTAGTAATTAACGAGGTAATATATAATTCATTTGTATGGGTAACATTAGGATGTTTTGGTATTAGCTCTTTTGAAAAAGTAAAAACAAAATGAGTGTATTAACGATTATAGCTGGCGTACCATTATATAGTACACCAGAAGAAGCTTTAAATTGGGCTAGAGGTCAAAACTGCACAGGTTATCACGTTCATGTTTTCCAGGGACAAACTGGATATATGGGATGTGAAAACCATCTAAACGCAACAGGCGTAACTTTAAATGTGAATACTCCGCCTGCAACTCCTAATCCAAATCCTAATCCAGCTCCTAATCCAGCACCTGTTGTTAGAACAAGTACTAGCAGCGGTAGTAGCGGTGGTAGCAGTGGTGGTAGCAGTGGAGGTGGTTATTAAAAATATATATATGAAGATTTGTAAAAAATGTAAACGATTTAAAAAGAATTGCAAATGTTAGGTAAAATACTTTCTGGTGGTGCTGCTGATTTAATAAAAAATGTAGGTGGCGTAATAGACAACCTACATACATCTAAAGAAGAAAAACTTGCAGCTGAACTTAAAATAAAGCAACTTATAAGTGACTATGAAGTAGAGATGGAGAAGAATATAACTTCTCGTTGGGAAGCAGATTTAAAATCAGACTCATGGCTTAGTAAAAATGTTAGACCTATGGTTTTGATATTTTTGATAGTATGCACCATGCTATTAATATTTATAGATGCTGGTGCAATAAAATTTAACGTAAAAGATTCTTATGTAGATCTTTTACAATTAGTATTAATAACAGTGATCGGTGCTTATTTTGGTGGACGATCATTAGAAAAAGTAAAAAAATAAAATTATGGGATTAAATTCAACAGAAACAGCTTATGCTTTTGGGCAATTAGGTAGTGGTTTTAGTGATGAAGCTGTAGAGGTTACGCCTCCAACGGGTAAAGTTATAGTAGCTATTACGTTTTTAGAAGACACAGCGCTCTCTACTCTAGTTGCAGCTACAGATACACCTGACACAGCTTATTTTAGTCATACTACAGCTGTAGCTAACAATGGTGGTGGTGCTGCTGAAACAGACTCTGGTACTTCTTTTCCAAAAGGATTAACAATATACGGTAGATGGTCTAGTTTTACACCAGCTGCTTCAACAACTGGCGGTGTAATCTTTTACTTCGGATACTAATGTTAGGATTAGGAACTGGTATATGTGCTAATACCTATCCAGGTGGATGGCTTCCATCTGATGAATCTACTTTAGAGGCTTGGTATCGTTATAACAAAGGTATTACTTTAAATGGTTCTAAAGTTTCTCAATGGGCAGATAGTTCGTCTAATAGTTTTGACATGGCACAGAGCGATACTGGTGAACAACCAGATTTTGAAAATGGAATATTAACTTTCGATCCTACTACAGATACAGAAAACTTACAATCTAGTAGTTCTATAGAATTAGATGGTGAATTTATAGTTGGTTTTGTTATTGACCCAGTTGTACATAATGTTATAGTAATAGGCTCTAATTCAGTTCCCAATGAGTTTGTAAAGCTTCAAACAGCTTCTTTGTTTAGGGTTAAAAATGATAGCTCTGGAAACGTTGATTATACACTAGAAGCCGGTCATGACACTAAAGACGCGGCTTATTGGGTTTTGTTAAGAGACGGTAGTGATGACCTTTATGTGTATAAAGACGGTTTACTTCAAGATAGCGCTAAAAGTGTTGCTGGAACTTTTGATATTAACGCTATTGGTGTTAGAAGAACAGATCAAAACGCTTACAAAGGTACAGTGAAAGAAATAACTATATTTAAAGGAACTTCAGATTTGAAGTTAAGAGATAGATTACTAAAAAGATTAAGAGATATAAACAGTATTTAAATTAAATAAAATGGCAAAAAACACAAGTAAAAAAATAAAACAACTTAAAGGTATTAAGCCTGAAAAAATAACTGCAGAACAATTAGAAAAAGTTCAAAACACAGTTAACAGTATAAATAGAGCACAATTAGAAATTGGTTCTATGGAGGTAAAAAAACACGAGCTAATGCACAGTATAGCCGGTCTAAGAGATAATCTTACTTCATTACAAACTGAGTTTGACAAAGAGTACGGTACTTTTGATATTAATATTAATGATGGTACAATAAACTACAAAGAAGATGTCAAAGTTAATTCGTAAAATAAGTATAGGTAAAGACTATAAAAACGACGCTATGCACTATGCTGTAGGGCAAGATGTTTATGGTGGTCATGTTATTTGTGATATTATAGAAGAGCAAGATAAATATTCTATTTACATTAAAAAAAACAAAGATGTATTACCTTGGAAAGACTTTAACAAAAATATGGCTGTTTCAGTAGAATATAACTTACAATACTAATGAAAAGCGTTTACAACTTTGTTGTAAAGCCAAAAGGAGAAAGATATAATAATACTAAAAAGCTAGATGGTGGAGAGTTAATTCTCAATACAGAGATATATAATCATCAGTTTGTTAATAGAGAAGCAGAAGTTATATCAACTCCAATTATTGGCAATACAGATATAAAGCCAGGAGATACCGTTATAGTGCATCATAATGTTTTTCGCAGATGGCACAACGTAAAAGGTGTAGAAAAAAATAGTAAAGCTTATTTTGATGAAAATACTTATCTTATAAATAATGATCAAATATTTTTATACAAAAGAAAAAATAAGTGGATAACACCAAAAGGATATTGTTTTGTAACACCTTTAAAAGCTACAGATAAGTTTAATACTGAATCTGAAAAACCTTTGCAAGGTATAGTTAAGTATTCTGACGGTACGGTTAAAGTTGGTGATTTAGTTGGCTTTAGACCGAACAGTGAATATGAGTTTATAGTAGATGGTGAAAGACTATTTAGAGTTTTATCTAATTTTATTACAATTAAATATGAATATCAAGGAAACGAAGAAGAATATAATCCAAGCTGGGCACAAAGCAGTTGAAGAGTTAATTAAAGTAGCTAAAGAAGCTATTGTTGATTCAGACGATGATATATCAGCTGATAGATTAAAAAACGCCGCAGCTACTAAAAAACTAGCTATATTTGACGCATTTGAAATACTTAACAGAATTCAAGAAGAAGAAAACATACTCGAGGGCAAAGCACCTGAAGAGGCAAAGGAAAAAACTTTTAAAGGATTCGCAGAAAGTAGATCTAAGTAATGTACGAGCAAAGTTTAGTTAAAACAGTTGAGCCTGTTAAGAAAACAACTATTAGTCGTCTTAACAAAGGTAAAAAATGGAAATACGGTTACGATAAAGAACATGATATTGTTGTAATATCTAGAACAGGACAAATAGATGAGATAATAGAAATACAAGGGCTAGTTATTGCGCTACCAAAAGCTCCTAAACAAATATATAAGCATGCCGATAATAAATGGGTAAGATTCGAGCAACCTAAAGAACTCTCTCGTTTAAAAAATATATTTGATTGGAGAAGTTATCCGGAAAGCAGTAAAGAAAAATGGTACGATTATATAGACCAAGAGTTCAAGCGACGAGAAGAAGGTTTTTGGTTTACTAATAATGGTAATCCAACCTGGATAACTGGTACGCATTATATGTATCTACAATGGAGTAAAATAGATGTAGGCGCGCCTGACTTTAGAGAAGCAAACAGATTATTTTATATATTCTGGGAAGCTTGTAAAGCTGATAAAAGATGTTATGGGATGTGTTACTTGAAAAACAGACGTTCTGGTTTTTCTTTTATGAGTAGTGCTGAAACAGTTAATTTAGCCACGCTTGCAAGTGATAGTAGGTTTGGTATACTTTCTAAAACAGGTGCTGATGCTAAAAAAATGTTTACAGATAAAGTTGTACCTATTAGTATTAATTATCCATTTTTCTTCAAGCCAATACAAGATGGTATGGATCGTCCTAAATCGGAGTTAGCGTATAGAGTGCCTGCTAGTAAGTTTACAAGAAAAAAAATTACTTCAAACGAAAAACTTGAAGACATTAAAGGTTTAGATACAACGATTGACTGGAAAAATACTGGAGACAATAGTTATGATGGTGAAAAATTAGCTTTACTAGTTCATGATGAATCTGGTAAATGGGAAAAACCCGATAATATTTTAAATAACTGGAGAGTTACAAAAACATGTTTACGATTAGGTAGTAGAATTATAGGTAAATGTATGATGGGCTCAACCTCAAATGCTTTAGATAAAGGTGGAGAAAACTTTAAAAAATTATACAATGCATCAGATGTCACTAAAAGAAATAGAAATGGTCAGACAAAGTCTGGTTTATACTCTTTGTTTATCCCAATGGAATGGAACTACGAAGGATTTATTGACGAGTACGGATTTCCAGTATTCACTACTCCTGACAGCAATGTGCTTGCCCCAGATGGCGAACTAATAGATATAGGTGTAATAGATAACTGGCAAAATGAAGCTGATGGTTTAAAAGACGATCAAGATGCTTTAAACGAGTTTTATAGACAGTTTCCAAGAACTACAGAGCATGCGTTTAGAGATGAGACTAAAAATAGTATTTTTAATCTTATTAAAATATACGAGCAAATAGATTACAACGAAGAGATGGCTAGAACTCTAGGAATTACAACAGGTAACTTTCAATGGGTTAACGGTATAAAAGATTCACAGGTTATATTTTATCCTGATAAAAAAGGTAGATTTAAAGTTAGTTGGGTACCACCTCAACAACTGCAAAATAGAGTGGTTTTAAAAAACGGAATAAAATACCCTGGCAATGAACACATGGGAGCGTTTGGTTGTGACTCTTATGATATATCAGGAACTGTAGATGGAGTAGGTTCGAAAGGAGCACTACACGGTCTAACAAGGTTTAGCATGGAAGATGCTCCCGCAAACAGTTTCTTTTTAGAGTACTTATCAAGACCACCTACAGCTGAGATATTTTTTGAAGATGTATTAATGGCATTAGTATTTTATGGTATGCCAATATTAGCAGAGAACAATAAACCTAGATTATTGTACTACTTAAGAAGAAGAGGATATAGGGGTTTTAGTATGAATAGGCCTGATAAGGTATGGAACAAATTATCTGTTGCAGAGAAAGAAGTAGGAGGTATACCTAACTCTTCAGAAGATATAAAACAAGCTCACGCTGCGGCAATTGAAATGTACATACAAGATCACGTTGGTATGAAGCAAGATGGAACGTTTGGTAATTTATATTTTAACGAATTATTAAACGATTGGAGTAGATTTGATATAACAAAAAGAACAAAGCATGATGCGTCAATAAGTTCTGGTTTAGCTATAATGGCAAACAATAGACACTTATATAGACCTAACGCAAAGGTTGAAAAACCTAAACTAAATTTAAACATTTCTAAGTATAGTAATACTGGAACAAATTCACAAATAATCAAATAATAAATATGGCAGAGTCTGGCATTAAAAGTTATTTCCCGAGTCAAACAGTAAGTGATGCTGAAAAGTTAAGCTACGATTATGGTTTGAAAGTAGGTAAAGCAATAGAGCAAGAATGGTTTTATGAAGATAGAGCTTCTAATAGATATAGAGCAAACCACAATGATTTTCATAAATTAAGGCTGTACGCTAGAGGCGAACAGTCTATACAAAAATATAAGGATGAGTTATCTATAAACGGTGATTTGTCCTATTTAAATTTAGACTGGAAACCAGTTCCAATTATACCTAAGTTTGTCGATATAGTTGTAAATGGTATTTCAGAAAGAACTTATGATATAAAAGCATATTCTCAAGATCCGCATGGTGTTAGTAAAAGGACTGAGTATATGGAAGACATATTAAAAGATATGAGGTTAAAAGAGTTTAACGAAGCTGTAAAAAGAGAGTTAAACTTAAATGTTAGGAAAAGCCAAGTAGAAGAATTACCAGAAACTAACGAGGAGTTAGAGCTACACATGCAATTAACGTACAAGCAGTCTATTGAAATAGCAGAGGAACAAGCTATTAATACTTTGTTAGAAGGCAATAGATATGAACTTACAAAAAAACGTTTTTATTATGATTTAACTGTTTTAGGTATTGGTGCTGTAAAAACATCTTTCAACACATCACAAGGTGTTGTTGTAGATTATGTTGATCCAGCTAACTTAGTTTACTCATATACAGATTCACCTTATTTTGAAGATATATATTATGTTGGTGAGGTAAAAACTATACCCGTTAACGAATTAGCAAAAGAGTTTCCTCATTTAACAGAAGCTGATCTTGAAGATATAATGAAAAACAAACATATTCATAGATCTAATTATAATTCAAGACATACTTACGATAAAGAAGATACTAATACCATTCAAGTTTTATATTTTAACTATAAAACTTATATGAATGAAGTTTACAAAATAAAAGAAACCGCTACTGGTGCTGATAAAATAATACCTAAAGATGATTCTTTTAATCCACCAGAAAACAAAGAAGGTGGTTACTCAAGATTACTAAGATCAATAGAGGTTTTATATGATGGAGCTATGATTCTTGGTACAGATAAATTACTTAGGTGGGAAATGGCAAAGAATATGATGCGTCCTAAAAGTGATTTTACAAAAGTAAAAATGAACTATGCTATTGTAGCGCCTAGAATGTATGAAGGTAAAATAGATTCGTTAGTTAAACGTATAACTGGTTTTGCTGATATGATACAGCTAACACACTTAAAGCTTCAACAGGTATTATCACGTATGGTTCCAGATGGTGTTTATTTAGACGCTGATGGTTTAGCTGAAGTAGATTTAGGTAATGGAACAAACTATAATCCACAAGAAGCTTTAAACATGTTCTTCCAAACTGGTAGTGTTATTGGTAGATCGTTTACAAGTGAGGGTGATATGAATCCTGGTAAAGTACCTATACAAGAAATTACATCTGGATCTGGTGGTAATAAAATGCAAGCTCTTATTGGTAATTATAATTATTATTTACAAATGATAAGAGATGTAACCGGACTTAACGAAGCTAGAGATGGTAGTATGCCAGATAAAAACGCTTTAGTTGGTGTTCAAAAGTTAGCGGCGGCAAACTCAAACACGGCTACCAGACATATATTACAATCGGGATTATTTTTAACCGCTGAAATTGCAGAGTGTTTATCGCTTAGAATATCTGATATTATAGAGTACTCTCCAACAAAAGACGCTTTTATACAAGCAATAGGTGTTCATAACGCATCTGTGTTAGAAGAACTAAAAAGCTTACACTTATATGACTTTGGTATTTTTATAGAGTTACAGCCAGATGAAGAAGAGAGAATGATGCTAGAAAATAATATTCAAATGGCATTGCAGCAACAAATTATTGAATTAGCTGATGCTATTGATATAAGAGAAATTAAAAACGTTAAGTTAGCAAATCAACTTTTAAAAATACGTAGAAAAAAGAAGTTAGATAGAGATCAAGCTCTTCAAAAAGAAAATATTCAAATGCAGTCTCAAGCTAATCAACAAGCTGCTCAAGCTAAAGCGCAGTCTGAAGCTCAAAAAAGCCAAGTGTTAACTCAAAACCAAATACAATTAGAACAAGTAAAAGCTCAACTAGAAGCTCAAAGAATGGCGCAAGAGGTTGAGATGAAAAAAGAGTTAATGGGATTAGAGTTTCAATATAATATGCAGCTTAAAGGTATTGAGGTTGAAGGGCAAAAAACAAAAGAAAAAGAAAAAGAAGACCGTAAAGACGAGAGAACAAGAATACAAGCTACGCAGCAAAGCGAGCTTATAGACCAAAGAAACAGTGGAAAACCACCTAAAAACTTTGAATCTGCAGGTAATGATATACTAGGTGGAGGATTTGATTTAGGCGTGTTTGACCCTAGATAAATTATTAATTATTATTATATTATATTATGGAAGAAGAAAATGAAAAAGTAGTTGAAGAAACTACACAAGAAACAACTGAAAAAGTTGAGGAAACTAAGTTTAAATCTGCTGATGATGAAAACGTTGTAAAAGTAGATTTAAGCAAACCGCCAAAACCAAAAGAAGAAAAAGATGAAACTAAAGAAGATAACGCTGACAACGACGGAGTGGTTGCAGAGTCTAAAGATGCCGAGCCCACAGAAAAACAAGAAGAAATACAACCGGAAGCAGAAACACAAGAAGCACCAGTTTTAGAAGAGGTTACGGAAGAAGAGGCGGATGAAGTTAAAGAAAAAGTTGAAGAGGTTATTGCAGGTGCGGAGGCAACTGGAAAACCATTACCTGAAAATATACAAAAGCTAGTAGACTTTATGGAAGATACTGGCGGTGATTTAAATGATTATATTCGACTTAATCAAGATTATTCAAAGTTAGATGATGAAAGTTTATTACGCGAATATTACAAGCAAACAAAACCTCATTTAGATAACGAAGAAATTAACTTCCTTTTGGAAGATCAGTTCTCTTACGATGAAGATGTTGAAGATGATAGAGATATAAAAAGAAAAAAATTAGCGTTAAAAGAGCAAGTTGCCAACGCTAAAAGCCACCTAGACGGGCAAAAGTCTAAATACTATGAAGAAATCAAAGCTGGTTCAAAGCTAACATCTGAACAACAAAAAGCTATAGATTTTTTTAATAGATATAACAAGGAATCAGAAGCTACTAAAAAAGCAGCTAAAACAAACACTGAAATTTTTACACAAAAAACTAATGAAGTTTTTAACGACACGTTCAAAGGTTTTGAATACAATGTTGGTGATAAAAAGTACAGGTTTAATGTAAACAATGCTGAAGAGATTAAAAATACTCAAAGTGATTTAAGCAACTTTACCAAAAAGTTTTTGGATAAAAGAATGGCTTTAAAAGATGCTAGAGGTTATCATAAGTCTTTATACACAGCTATGAATGCAGATGCTGTTGCAAAACACTTTTATGAACAAGGAAAAGCAGACGCTATGAAAGAAAGCGTTGCTAAAGCTAAAAACGTTAATATGAACCCAAGACAAAGTCATGGTACGGTTGAAGCTGGAGGTATAAAAGTAAGAGTGTTAGGTAATAACGCTAATGATTTTAAGTTTAAAATTAAAAACAAAAATAAATAACAATTAAAACAATTTAAAAATGGCAATTACTGCAGGAGGAAATTTAAACAGTGTTGCAACTTCTACTCAGATGACTTTAGTTAATAACTATATTGACTTTACAGCATCTGGTACAGCAGGTTGGGCACAACAATACCTACCTGATCTAATGGAGAAAGAAGCTGAAGTGTTCGGTAACAGAACTATTTCTGGTTTCTTATCACAAGTTGGAGCAGAAGAAGGTATGACATCAGACCAAGTAATCTGGTCAGAACAAGGAAGATTACACTTAAGTTACAATGGTACATTAGATGTATCTGCAAATCAAATTACTATCGGTACTGATTTAGATGGTAATACTGGAGGTGCTGGTCACGGTATTAGAGTTGGTGATACTATATTAGTATCTAGCTCTCGTGATGGTGCAACTACACAGTGTTACGTTAAAACTAGAACAGCTGGTGCTGCTACTATTGTAGCTTTACCTTATAAAGCAGCTCTTATGTCTGATGCTGCTGCTGGATCTCTTACTGATGGTTCTTGTACTGTAATGGTATATGGATCTGAATTTGCGAAAGGTACAGCTGGTCAAACTTCATCTAATGAGCCTGTTCACAAAAGTTTCACTAACAAACCAATTATATTAAAAGATTTTTATCAAATCAATGGATCTGATACTTCTCAAATTGGTTGGGTTGAAATTTCAGGTGAAGACGGTCAATCAGGTTACTTATGGTACTTAAAAGCAGAAGGTGATACTAGATCTCGTTTCGCTGATTATATTGAAATGTCAATGGTTGAGTCTGTTAAAGCATTAGCGGCTTCTACTATTCACGATGATTCAGTATATGATGGAGGTTCTGGTGTTATAGCTAATACTGATCCTGGTACTGAAGGTTTATTTGCTGCTATCGAAGATAGAGGTAATATGACTTCAGGTGTTACAGGTGTTAACGCTGCTACTGATTTAGCTGAATTTGATGCTATCTTAGCTGAGTTTGATAAGCAAGGTGCTATTGAAGAAAACATGATGTTTGTAAATAGAGCTACTAGTTTAGCGATAGATGACATGTTAGCTTCTATGAATTCTTATGGAGCTGGTGGTACTTCTTACGGAGTATTTGACAACTCTGAAGATATGGCTCTTAACTTAGGTTTCTCTGGTTTCAGAAGAGGTTCTTACGACTTCTACAAGTCTGACTGGAAATACTTAAACGACAAAGCTACAAGAGGTGGCGCTGTTGAGGCTTCTAGCGCTATTAGAGGTGTTATTATACCAGCAGGTGTATCTTCAGTTTATGATCAACAATTAGGAAAGAACCTTAAACGTCCTTTCTTACACGTTAGATATAGAGAAGGTCAAACAGAAAGCAGAAGAATGAAGACATGGATTACTGGTTCAGTTGGAGGAAACGTTACAACTGATATAGACTCTATGAACGTACATTACTTATCTGAAAGATGTTTAGTAGTACAAGGTGCTAACAATTTCATGTTAATGAACTAAGCATTATCATATTAAAAGACCGGGGCTTCGGCCTCGGCCTTTTATTTTATTAATTTTATTATATATTATATTATGGCAAAGAAAAAAGAAACAAAAAAAGAAGAAGTAGTAGAAACTGCACCAGTTGTAGAAAAGGTAGTTGTTAAAGAAAAACCTTTACCAACTCCAAAAAAAGACACTTGGGAAATAAAAGATAGACAATATTATTTAAGAGGTAATTTATCACCTTTAAGTTACAGTATCAAGTCATCAAACATATATTGGTTTGACGAAGAAAAAGGGTACGAAAGAGAAATAAAAATTACTTCAAATCAAAGAACTCCTTTTGTTGATGAAATGGTAGGAGATCAAAGACTAGAGCATGTTATATTTAGAAATGGTACTTTATACGTTCCTAAAAATAAAGTAATTTTACAAAAAATACTATCACTTTATCACCCAGACAAAGGTAGAAGATTTGATGAAAAAGATTATCAAACAGAAGCTGCTACTGAAGTTGATATTTTAGAACTAGAAATAGAAGCGTTAAATGCTGCTCAATCTATAGATATAGATATGGCTGAAGCGGTTATGCGTGTAGAGTTGGGTTCTAAGGTGTCAGAGATGAGTTCTAAGGAACTTAAAAGAGATTTATTATTATACGCTAAAAGAAACCCTAGTTTATTCTTAGACTTAGTTAATGATGAAAACGTAATGTTAAGAAACTTTGGTATTAGAGCAACTGAAATGGGTATATTAAAACTATCTCAAGATCAAAGAACTTTTTCATGGGGTTCTAATGATAGAAAACTGATGAATGTTCCGTTTGACGAACATCCTTATTCAGCTTTAGCCGCTTGGTTTAAAACTGACGAAGGAATGGAGATTTACTCCAATATTGAAAAAAGATTAAATTAATCTAAATGTAGAGCGGTCGCCTTAACGGGCGATCGTAAACTACAAAACTTAAATTATATGGAAAATAAATCAAAAGGATTAGGTGATTCAATAGAAAAAATTACAAAAGCAACAGGAATAAAAAAAGTTGTAGATACAGTTAGTAAAGCTATTAATAAAGATTGTGGTTGTGCTAAAAGAAAAGATACTTTAAATAGATTATTCCCTTATAATAAATAAAAGAAATTATGGTAAGCGTAGATACAGTATATCAAAAAGTTTTAGCTTTAGCTAATAAAGAACAAAGAGGTTATATAACACCTCAAGATTTTAATCTATTTGCTAACCAGGCTCAAATGGAAATATTTGAACAATATTTTTACGATATTAATCTAGCTAGAAAAAGTCAAGGTAACGATACAGTTTATGCCGATGTTGACGATATGTTAGAGGAAAAGTTACAAACGTTTGAAAAGGTAGATGGTCCTATTGATATTTCAAACTATATTGGAGTTGGTAATGGTGGTGTTAACAAAAGAGTTCCTAGTTATATATATAGAATACATAGAGTTGAATACCAGAACAATAGCTGTGAGATATTAAATACAAAAGATTTTAATGATGTAAGGCATGGTGGACCATTATTAAAACCGACTAATAATAGACCTATAGTCAACATAAGAAACAATCAAATAAGATGTGTTGCGGGTGATAATCTTCCTGTAACACCAACAGGTATTTTTTATTTTAAAATACCAGAAAAAGTTAATTGGACTTACGTTGTTATAAACAAAAAAGCAATGTATAGTGCAAATTCTTCAACTCAAGACTTCGAATTACATCCTTCAGAAGAAAACAACATTATAAACAAAATATTAACGTTAGCTGGGTTATCAAACCAACAACCAGATATAATGAGAGCTGGTCAAGGTATGGAAGCGATGACAAAACAGCAACAACCTAAAATATAATAAATGTCATTATTAAGTAATCAAACTTCAGCTCAATACTACGGTAATTCTGATTTATACGGCGAATATCAATTTGTTAGTCTTACAGACATAATAGATCAGTTTATGTTTATATACGTTGGTGAAGATAAAATAATATCAAAAGCAAGTAGAGTAGACGTCGCTTTTCATGCTCAAAGAGGTTTAGCTGAAATGTCTTTTGATACGTTTAAATCTACTAAAGCTTTAGAAATAGTAGTCCCTTCAACACTTCAGATGATTTTACCACAAGACTATGTTAACTATGTTAAGCTTAGTTGGGTTGATAACTCTGGTATAATGCATATTTTGTATCCAGCTTCTAAAACATCAAACCCTACAAAACCAACACAAGATTCTGATGGTAATTATACTTTTAATGGTAGTGATGGTACTCTGCTAACTGATTCGCAATCTACTACCTGGACAGACTACAAGTCTTCTATACCTTCAGAAAATGAAAATGACGATTACAAAGATGATATTTATTGGCCTATTGATGGTAATAGATACGGTTTAGACCCTCAACATGCTCAAGTAAATGGCTCTTTTTATATAGACGAAAATGCAGGAAAAATTCATTTTAGTTCTAATATTAACGGAAAAACTGTGATATTAAATTATATAAGTGATAGCCTAGGAACTGAAGACGAAATGAAAGTACATAAGTTTGCTGAAGAAGCAATGTATAAATGGATTTCTTGTGCTATTATATCAGGAAAATCTAACATACCTGAATATCAAGTAAATAGGTTTAAGAAAGAAAAGTTTGCTGCAGTTAGAACTGCAAAATTAAGATTATCTAATTTAAAACTAGAAGAGTTAACTCAAATTTTAAGAGGTAAATCGAAACACATAAAACACTAGTACATGCCAGAATTTAAGCATAATTTTACCGGTGGTAAGATGAATAAAGACGTTAATCAACGTCTTGTTCCAAAAGGAGAATATAGAAACGCAATGAACATACAGGTGTCAACTTCAGAAGAGTCTGACGTTGGTACTGTTCAAAATATATTGGGTAATTCTCTTGTGCAAAATTTAAACATAAATAATAATTCTAAATGTATTGGTAGTGTTGCTGATGAAAAAAATGATGCTCTTTATTGGTTTGTTTCAGAGCCGCCTGCTATTTTTAGTTTTAACACAAGTTATTCAAGAGATATAATTTTTGAATTAAAAAACGGTCAAGTAAAACATGTTGTTGTTGATATTAAAAATTTAAGTGTACCTATTTACAGTTTACAAGCCCCTGCATCTGGTAATTTATTGATAAATGATCAACAAAATTTTAACAATTTAAACGTTGGAGACACGTTTCAGATTTATCAATTTATAAATGGTGTTGGTCAAAATATAAGCGGTAACGATACATACACAATATTAAGTACGGATCCTGGAAATTTAACTGTTAATATAGGTGATTACACAGAAACATCTTGGGCAAATATTCAAACGCAAGGTCCTGGCGAACTTCAAATAGTTTTAACTTCTGAAAACAATGTACTAAACTTTCAAGGTAATATAATAACAGGAATTAACATTATAGATGATATGTTATTCTGGACAGATAATTATTCTGAGCCTAAAAAAATAAACATACCAAGAAGTATAGAGGGTACAAATCCAAACGGCCAAATACAAACACGTTTAATAAACGAAGAAAGAAACATAGATTATAACGATGCTATTAATCTTCAAGAAAAACACGTAACAGTTATACGTAAAGGCCCAAATAAAGCTCCAACTATAAGTAGCGTAACTAGTTTTAGAGATGGAGATATATTTGGAAACATTACTAATTCAGTAGGTATATTCAGTTCTAACGGAACTCAACCCCTACCAGTTGGTCATGAAAAGTGGATTGCTATTAACGGTGACTTAAACTATGAACCTGGAGACATTTTAAGATTTTCTAGTAATCCTCAGCAACTTGCGCCAGAATACTTTGAGATAAGAGCTACTGTTTTACAAATAGAACAAGGTCCTTATAGTATTGGTGCTTTTAATTCTAGTTCAGGTCAAACAGCAGTAAAGATTGAAATAGAATCAATGTCAGCCGACGGTTTAACAACTTCTATTAATCCTTTGATAAGTGATTGGAGTGTTGGTTTAGAAGAGATTGGCAAAACTTTGTTTGAGCAAAAGCTACCAAGATTTTCTACTAGATATAGATATATAGATGGAGAATATTCTAACATAGGTCCTTTTACTGAAGTAGTTTTTATACCTGGTAATTTTAGATACCATCCTAGAGAAGCTTACAATACTGGTATGGTAAATAGATTAAGGGATTTAACAATACAAGATTTTATTCCTAACGATATACCAGAAGATGTAGTTCAAGTAGATATTCTTTATAAAAACGAAGTAAGTCCTAATATTTATGTTGTAGAAACTATTTCAAGGCAAGATACTTTAGACTCTAACAATGAAAATGCTTGGACAAGACAAGGTTCTTCTGCAGGGTTAAGAGGTTCTTATAAAATTTCTTCAGAAAATATATATGCTACATTACCTGAAAATCAACTTTTAAGATCTTGGGATAATGTGCCTAGAAAAGCGCTAGCTCAAGAAGTAACAGGAAATAGAATAGTATATGGAAATTATACGCAGAACTATAATATAAAAGAAGAAAATTCTAACGAAGTTATAAAGCCAAGTATAAGAACAGTTGTTGGTGGTAGAGTAAATGAAGATGATAGTAACATAGGTAAAAAGTCTATAAAATCGATGAGAACCTATGATATTGGACTTGTTTGGGGAGATAAGTACGGTAGAGAAACTCCTATAATAACACCTAGTTCTGGTTCAACAATAGTTCCTAAAGCACGCTCTACAAGAGCTAACATGCTTAATGTTGAGGTTAGTGATAAACATCCAGATTGGGCTGATTATTACAAGATATTTGTAAAAGAAACTTCAAATGAGTATTACAATTTAGCTATGGATAGGCTTTATGACGCTGAAGATGGTAACGTTTGGATTTCTTTTCCTTCTATAGATAGAAATAAAGTAGATGAAGATACTTATATAATATTAAAAAAAGGTATAGACACTGAAGATGCTATTGTAGAAGAAGCAAGATACAAAATAGTAGCTATAGAAAATGAAGCGCCAGAATATATAAAGACATCTTACGATTTATTAGCTCAATCAGTTGATGATGCCGGTGCTGTAATTCATTCTGCTGAACTATATGGTGGAAATGATCCTACTGCAGCTGCAACTTTAGGTGATTCAGGTTTACCAAGTAGCGGTCAAAGTGCTCCTATACCAGGCGCTAAAAGCTTTAGTATAGATATAGAAAGATGGACTAGTGAGTGGTTTGCTGGAAACGCTGCTACTAACACACCATCTAACATGGGTCTTCCAAGATTAGATAAGTTATTTACTGATTTAAAGTTAGGCGCAGAAGAAATGTGGGTTGATTTTATTAGAGCTGATGATGATGACTTAGCAAACCCAGTTCATGGTACTAGTGGTAGATATAGAATAACACAATTATTGTTAGATGATCCTGATCAAGATTTTAGTAATTCAACTCACTACGAAATAAAAATACATAGACCAATAGCTATAGAAGATGGATTTATAACTGAAGATTTAAATGTAGGAAATGATTTTGTAAGAGTTCGTTTTTGGAAAAAATCAATTGAAAACTTACCACAATTTGATGGTAGATTTTTTGTTAAAATACTTAGAGATAATATTGTTGATGAAAAGCTAGTTAACTATGTTACAACCGTAAGAAATTGGACAATAACCTCTTCAACCACATTTCATAGAATTAAAGACAGTTCTTTAAATCAAAGTGATCCATTGTCTTTTTATCAACTTTACCAACCTCTTAATAGCTATCCAACTTCACCAACATCAACAGGTAATAATCCACCTATAAACAACAGTAGCTCAACAAGATCAGCTAGTGATTGGGCTACACTTTTAAAGTTTGGCGGTACTCAATTAACTTCTAAATGGTTTATTGATGGAGCTTCATTTGCTAGTGTTATGCCAGGGACAAGTAGAGATATTAATGCTATTAACGATACTCAAAATATAGGTAATAGCGTTATAGAAACTTGTGATACTACTAGTACTATTAATTATACTTTTAATGGTACTGGAAATTGCGTAGAAGCAGCGCCAACTACTGGTTCAGAAAATACTGGTAATGGTTTGTCAAGAGCTGTTTTAGGTATGAAAGGTGTTCATGATTCAGGTGGTAATCATTATTTTGATTTTGCTTATTCTGTTATAGGTCCAAACACAAGTGGTAGTCAAACAAATTTTACTGTAGGTGAAGATGATGGTAATAATCCTACTAACTCTTTCACAGATCAAGAAGAACAAATTGTCAGTAGACTCGGTGTTAATGAGCGTTTTAAAATCGAGGGAGATCCTACTATTTATAGAATACTTGGCGTTCAAAAAAGACGTTTATTTAATTTTAGAGGAGTACCAACTACGCCTGCTCCTGAAAGGGAGAATTGTACTGTTCCTTGTCCAACTTACAACTCTAACTGTGATTTTCAAGGGTGTAACGATGGGCAGTATGATGAGTGTTGTGATTGTCCAAATCAATTTGTAACATACAACGATTATTTTGTTGCTAGTAATTATTACTCGCAAGAAGATCAAATGCACGCTAATTACAATAGAAGAAAGACTTATAGAATACAATACGAAGTTGATCAGCTTTCTTTACCAAATCCAGATATTACAGTTGCTCAAAACGGATGGTCAGAAACTCTTCCAGACAATCCTGCTTTTGCTAGTGTTTACGCTTCTGGTGTAGATTCTTCAAGTAGTACTACAGCAACAATACAGTTTGTTTCTCAGTTTGATTCTGACTTACCAAATCTAATAAGTAATAATCCAGCTATATTTGAGACAGAACCTAAAGAAGATGTAGATTTAGATATATACTACGAGGCTACTGGAAGTATACCTACAAGAATAAACGTAAACAATAGAGAGTTATATATACCTATTGGAGCTACATTAGAATTTGCTCAAGAATTACAAGCGGCAATACCAAGTGGTATTTTTGTTACGCAATGGCAAGGTTTAAACTCAGTTATTCTATCTACTTCTTTAAGCTCTTTAGATTTTCAAGCAATTGAGCAAATGTACCCTGAGATTAAGTTCGTTAGAGACGATGGCAGTTATTTAGAAGTAACAATTACTGGCTCGTTATCTTCTGGTAGCGTTGTTTATGGATTAACATTTAACCCATTAAATTTTGGTAAAATTGGATTAAATTGGTTTAACTGTTGGTCTTTTAATAATGGTGTTGAGTCTAATAGAATAGGAGATACTTATAATAAACCATACATAGTAAATGGTGTTAAAGCGTCTAGCGTTATAATAGGTGATTACGAAGAAGAAGAAAGAACAAATGGTTTAATATACTCTGGTATATATAATCCAAATAGCAATACAAACAATTTAAACCAATTTATAACAGCTGAAAAAATAACAAAAGATATTAATCCAACTTACGGTAGTATTCAAAAACTATATTCTAGATCTACTGCTGATGGTGATTTAATTACTCTTTGTGAAGATAGAGTTTTAAAAATACTAGCAAATAAAGACGCTGTATTTAACGCTGATGGTAACACACAGTTAACAGCTACAAATAAAGTTTTAGGTCAAGCTATACCTTATGCTGGTGATTATGGTATATCTAAAAATCCAGAATCTTTTGCTGCTGAATCTTATAGAGCTTACTTTTCTGATAAAGTTAGAGGAACTATATTGAGATTATCAAAGGACGGTTTAACACCAATATCATTTTTTGGTATGAAAGATTGGTTTAGAGATAATCTAAAACTTGGTGATAATATTATTGGTAGTTACGATGATAGAAAAGACGAATACAATGTTACTATAAAAGGTGGTGTTATTGATAAAACAGTTACATTTAAAGAAGATGTAAAAGGTTGGGTTAGTTTTAAATCGTTTACACCAGAAAACGCTATTAGTTGTGCTAATGAATATTATACGTTTAAAGATGGTTCAGCTTGGAAACACCACGATGAAACCGCTAACAGAAATACTTTTTATAGCGAAAACCTTGTACCATCAACTTTAGAGGTTGTATTTAATGAAATACCTGGTAGTGTTAAATCTTTTAAAACAATAAACTACGAAGGCTCTCAAGCTAAAGTTACTTCAAAAGATGAAAATGGTGTAACGCTAGTAGATGGTGAGTACTTTAATTTAACAGAAGAAAAAGGTTGGTATGTTCAAGATATTGTTACTAACTTAGAACAAGGCGGTATAACTGAATTTATTAAAAAAGAAGGCAAATGGTTTGGTTATGTTACGGGTAATGACGTTACTTATACGGTTGACGGTGATATATCTGGAAATTACGATACAGAAGATTTTAGTATACAAGGTATAGGCGTTGTATCTAGCGTAGTTAGTAGTATTGTTTATGGTTGTACAGATCCAACCATGTACAATTATAATGACTCAGCAACAAATGATGATGGTAGTTGCCTTCCTCATATTTATGGTTGTACAGATAGTACTTCTGACAATTATAATAGCTCTGCTACTACAGATGATGGTAGTTGTGTTTGGTACGGATGTACGCAAGGACCTCTTGCTGACTGGACTACTGAATTATCTGGAACGTCAACATTAAACTATAATCCTATTGCTACTGTGGATGATGGAAGTTGTATTCCAGCTATATATGGCTGTACTATTTCTGGTAACTTTAATTACGATCCTTTAGCAAACTTTGGTTCTAGTTACTTGAGCGATGGAACTCTTTGTGGCTACGTTAACTGTATGTGTATTCCATTTATATATGGCTGTACAGATCCAAATGCAAGTAATTACTTCTCACCTAACAGTCCTGACGATGCTATAAACACAGATGATGGATCTTGTCTTTATTCTGGATGTACTGATCCTTTAGCAGAAAACTATAGCTTTATGGGTTCTACTGTTGATAGTAATAACGGTAGTTTTTCTTATCTAAACGGTACTGCTGTTGATGATGGGTCTTGTACTTATATCGGTGGATGTATGGATTCAACTGCATGTAATTATGATGCTACAGCAACTCAAGACGATGGGTCTTGCTACTATTGTGGTGACACAAACGCTGTTAATTATGACGCACCATTTTCTGATGCTAGCTGTACTTCTAATTGCGTTTACTGTGAACCACCAACAAGTCTTATGGTGTTATCAAATACTACATCTGATGCAAATTTAAACAATGGAACAGTTACTTTACAATGGCCAGTTTCACCAACGGCTAGCGAATATTATATTTATGCTAACAACTCTCCAATTGCTGGGCCAATATTACCTTCTGGAAATAATATAGAAACGTATACTGTTACAGGTTTAGCTACAGGTACTTACAACTTTATGATATTTAACCTTTGCGTTTCAACACAAGGTGCTACTTTAATTAGCTATGACATAACAGGTCCAATATCTGGTCCAACCGCTACATCAACAATAACATCAACACCAATACCTGGTTGTACAGATAATACTGGCGTTAACAATAATATAGGAGCTTGGGGTGCTTGTAATTATAATCCGGCAGCTACAGTAGATGATGGAAGTTGTGTTTACGATATATGTATTGGTTGTACAGATCCTTCTTATTTAGAATACTGTGGAGATTGTTGGGATCCTGTTAATTTAGTTGCTGTAGCTAGTGGAGGAAACCCTTGGGTTGCTGATGATGGAAGTTGCTCAACTATTGTTGTAAATGGTTGTACTGATTCAAACGCGTTTAACTACGATCCAAACGCAAATGTTGATGATGGTAGTTGTATAGCAGTAGTTTTAGGCTGTACAGACTCTACGTTAAATTACAATGGAACTTACGCTGCGTCAAACTACGATCCTTTAGCCAACACAGATGACGGAAGTTGTTTACCATACAACTGCCCATTTGGACCTAATGTAATCTTAACAGGTAATGATAGTATTCAGGTTAGCTTTGGTATTGGTAACACGCCGTTTAGCGGTAATATTAACCCTGGTGGTTTTCCAAACGATTTTACTTTAGGTTTAATAGTATCTGACAACAACAATAACGCTATATTTGCAGACGCTAATTTAGGTGGTTTTAGCACTATTAATAATACTATATTTAGTAATATAAATCCATCTTTAGTTAGTTCTTGGACTCAAGGGCAAACTTCTATAACTGTAATATTTACTGTTAATTCTAACAATGGGACTTGCTCTATTTCTCAAACTGAAACTTTCAGTGTTGGGTGTTTAGATACAAACGCTGATAACAGTGGTACTTATGATCTTGAAGATAATACTCAGTGTATTTACACTGGTTGTATGGACGCCACAATGAATCCTGACGGAAATCAGTTTGCCGCGGACAATTACGATCCAAACGCTAACGTTCCTTGTAATGATGGTACTGGAGATAATAGTTGCTGTGTTTATACTGGTACTCCATCAACCTATTTAACACCTACAGTAACGTCTAGTTCATCGCCTATTCGTTATACAATACTACAGCTTACAGTTGATTATCTAAACACGCCTTATAGTGATGTTCAAACTAACGTTGTGTCTCTTGGTACTGGAACTAATACGCAGGTTTATTCTGGAACAATTTATACTAGTTGGAACCAAACAAACATGGGTAATCCTAGTGGTACAGAAAATTTACCGCTTCCTCTATTTCAAGGTGACTGGACGCCGTATATAAATAACAACGGTGCTTATGGTCTTAATAGTGGTGATTTAACAGTTACAATTAGTAGCACTTGGACAGGCACTATAGATAATGCTTCTCAAAACAACACGATTACAACAAACGTTCAAGAGACTCACGTTTATACTGCTGGTTGTAAAAACGGTGATAGTAGTCACATAAATTACGATCCAAACTTAGATTTTCATATAGACAATAGTTGTGTTGATAGTAATCCAGGTTGTATGTCCCCTACAGCAACTAATTATAATTCTGCGTTTAACCAAGATTGTACTGCTACTGGAAGTACTAATGCTACAGACTGTTGCTGTTATACTTGCGACACACCTACGTTTGAAACAAGCTTTTTAGCTGTTAATGCTTCGGCAACTAACTCTAGTGGTAATGTTTATGCTACTCAAATCACGTTTAGCTTTGCAGCAGTTTCTACAGCCGCCTCTTATACTATCACTGTAACGGATGCTAGTGGAATCTCCTTAACCATCAATAACTTTGTACCTACCTCTATAAGCAATGGTGTTGCTAGCTACGTTTATTATAACAATGGTACAAATTGGTTCTTAGATGAAAGCTCTTACACTTTTGAAATAATAGCTAACTGTGAAAATGGAGATGGAAACAGCTGTGGTAGTTCTACGTCAGATACTGAAAGTAACTTTACAATAAATATTTAAATATGGCATACGTACAAACATTAACCTTTGACTATGATATAAATAGTTCTTTACAAATAGGAGATCAAGTTTATATGACAAATACATCTTCGCTTGGTGGTTTTGATCAAAACTTAAACTCTACACCAATACATGTGGGTGAGGTTTTAAATATATTGTCTTCTACAGAAATAGAGGTTTACAGTGTATACGTAGACTCTATAGGAAATGCTCTTCCATATAATCAACCAACTGGAGGAGAATATATATCATTTTCAAAAAATAGAGTTGTTAATAACAATGATTTATTAGGATATTATGCTTCAGTAAACTTTGTAAATGATTCTCCTTATGAAGCTAAACTGTGGTCAACTGCAAGTGTTGTAACTGAAAATAGTAAATAAAATGGCGATAATACAAGAATTTAATATAAACTTATCTGATTTACCAGCTGTTAGCGAACGTAGAGATTTTACTATATTTGGCAACGGTTTGGCTGAATTTAGATTAGAAGTTAAAGATAACACAACTGGTTATTACTATAATTTTGTTAAAAAAACCTTTTCATCAAGACAAAGTTTTTTAGAGGATGCAACTTTTAACGGTCGTTACGATGGTAGTATAACCTTTCCAGCTGTAACAGGTTCTGATGATCAGTATGATATATATCTTTATGCAATAAACGATACCATACACACTAGATATCAAGAAGCTAGATTTGGCGATGGTACTTTAGATATAAACAATTCTATAGGTTCTAATTCTTTAGTAATGCAAAAGGTTATATATCAATACGCGGCTTTAACATTAACATTAACAGGTTATTCACCTAATAGTACTGTATCTGGTACAGCAGGCACAGACACTGTATCTATAAACAGAGGAAAAGCTAAAGTTAAAACTGCTTTTTCTTTCACATATACGGCTGGAGCAACAGCTGCGTATAGAGTTTTAAGGCAGCCTACATCAGATGATTTTATAGCCTTTGTTCAGCCCGTGGTTGGAACACAACCAATAAACTTGCCAAACGAAAATATATACCCAACAGTTAATAATACTGATACCACTAACGCTACAATGAGTAGCACTGATTTAGTAACAATGACTTCAGACGTTGCTGATAAAATGAAGGAAGGAGATAGGGTTACTGGGACTGGTATAAGTAGTAGTGACGTTGTAACTGTTTTAAATATAACAGTTGGAACTGCAAAGCAGTTTAGAGCCTCGCAAAACGTTAGCATAAGTAGCGGCGTAACTTTAAGTTTTAGCAATAGAATGAATTATAGTTGGCCTATTACTAATTTTGCACATTTACTTAAAAAAGGTATGATAGTTGTGCCTGACGGTTTGAACGTTACAGCAGACACTTCTATAGGTGATTATGAAGATACTTTAACTTTATTTGAAGGCACAAAGCGAGAAAGAAAGTTCGTAAGAAACAGAAGATCTGCGCTAAGCACTTTAGGTAAAAAACCAACAGTGGTAAAAGGTTTAGTTACAGTTCAAGAAGGTCAAGTTATCTTTGACAAACAACAAGTTCTTGCTTTAGGTGGAGACACCTTAAGAGTTGGTGGTTACGGTGAAAGTGAGATACTTAGAGTTTTTGACTGGGATGTTAGATTCACTGACTTAGCTGTAACATTAACGTCCCCAACTACAACTACATCTGGAGCTGTTAGTGCTAGTGCGACTATAGGTGTTGCAGACAGAGAGGGTGTTATAAACAATGTTTCTAGGTTAAGTGGTATAGGTGTTGATTCATCTGTACAAAATCCACTTATAACAGCTGGTGGAGGTGCTGATGGTGCTGGAAACTTTACGGTTGACGCTGCTCAAACGTTAGAAAGTGGAATAACTTTAACTATAGAAAATACTGGTAGAATAGCTACCATAACTGGTAATATAGAAATTATAAAAGCTGGAACAGCAGATCAAACAATAAGAATTGATGTTGAAAATTTACTTTCTACATCAGCTTAGTAGTAAAAAAACAAGCAAAACTGTGACTATTATAGATATAAATTAAATTAAATTATGTCTAAAAACGAATTACAAAAAATATTCGACAACACACCTGCAAAATCGTATAAAGAAAAAGTAAAACAAATTGAAGATTATTTTGTTAGCATTGCGGATGGTGAAAATGTTATAGGTACTGGTAAAGAAATAATATATCCAGAACACTTGTGGAAATACAAGCACTCTTTTGCTGACGGCGTGTATTTAAGAGAAATGAATATGAAAAAAGGGCAGTTAGGTTTTTCAGCGATACACAAGCATAGTTATGGATTTTTTTTATTATCAGGTATACTAGCATCTTCAAGAGAGGAAGGTGTTGAAGAGTTTATAGCTCCATGTTATATAATATCACCACAAGGGGCAAAAAGAATAGTATATGCGGTTGAAGATTGTAAAATAGTTACAGTACATGCTAATCCAACTAATACTCAAGATTTAGATGAACTAGCTAAAATAAACGTAGTTTTTGATTGGAATCAGTATGAAGAATATTTAAAAGAAAATAAATTATGATAAATTTAACAGGTGTAATGTCACCAAACAATCATATGGATAGAACTTGGGGCGCAATAGTAGTTGGTACTGTTTCGGCTGGTGTTAGCTTAATAAACTCCGCTCAAAATCGAACAGAAGCTGAAGAAGCTGTGAAAAAAGCTGAAGAAAGACGTAAAGAACAGCAAGCGGCTTTAGATGTAGAAAAAGCAGCATATAGACGTATGGAGTTTACAAATCCTTTTGCTAACATGGAAAACGTTTTTGAAGACTTAACAGTAAATCAACAGCAAGCTCAATTTGAAGCAGAACAAGGCGAAAGGCAAAGAGCTAATATACTACAAAACTTAAGGGGAGCAGCTGGTAGTACTGGTATAGCTGGTTTAGCACAAGCGTTAGCAAATCAAGGTCAATTACAAACACAAAGAATATCAGCTTCAATTGGCAAGCAAGAGCAAGCAAATCAAATAGCAGCCGCTAAAGGCGCTATGGCTGTTCAAACATACGAAAGGCAAGGTCAACAGTTTGTTCAACAAGCTGAAATGGATAGACAAGCAACTTTACTCGGCATGCAGATGGGACAAGCTACTGGTGCTAATGTAGCTGAACAACAAGCGTTAGCTAATCAAATGAACGCTCAAATAGCTCAAAACAATGCTACAGCAGGTTTATTAAAAAGCATTGGCACTGCAGCTGGTGAGATAGATTTTTTTGGAATTGAAGATGAAGATAAAAATAAATAAAAAATAATATGGCAGCAGATAGTACTTTAGTAAAAGCGTCTCTTCAAGAGTCAATGAGTAGAGCTGGAACTCAAGTTCCAAACCTAAAACCTTTATATGAAAGCAATGTTGAAAGTACAAAAGCTTATTTAGGTATTGTAGAAGATGCTGTTAAAGGTTTTAAAGAAAAAGAAGAAAAAATTAGTATTGGTAGAGAAAAACAATTAGATAGTTTTAAAGATATAATGAATAAAAACTATAAGTTGCTTTTTGAACAAGAACAGACTATGCCACAAGAAATTGTTAATGCTGTAGATGCAAAGGTTAGAGAATTGCAAGATGAGTTTGAAGCTGTAAACACTTATGGTAAAAGAGATACGGTTGAAAACGAAAGAGCTAGAATGAGAATAAGTGGTGAACTTAAAAGAGTTATAAACCAAGCTATAGAAGTTAGATCAACACTTGGTTTATTAGGTCAAGACACTAAAATGTGGAACAATGGAGCTATAAAAGGAGATATAATAGCTATGAAAAGAATGTTCAACGTGGATAATATAGATAAAGATGATAATGTATCTGTTTCTTTTGTTGATGATAAACTAACATTTAGAGTAATTAATCATTTAATGGATGGCGATCTACCTACTGGTGATGTTAGTTATAACATGGAGCAGTTAAGAAAAAATATACCACAAACTGACTTAAAAGCTGACGCTGTTATACTTAAAACAATAAGTTCTGCTGGTGAGCAGGCTAAAGAGCACGGTAGACAAAACCAAAAAAATTTTGATGAGCAAGAATTTTACAATATATTTTCTAATCAAGTACAAACAAAAGAAGATTTTACAAACTTAGCTTTTAGAAGATTACAAAATGTACATCAAAAATCTTTTAGAAATAACTTGCTAGATGACATGAACATTGCTATTGATACAATGGACGTAACGTTTAAAGACATGTTTGAAAACATGGATAAATTTAAAGATGGTGTAATAAACAGTAAAGATATAGAAGGTCTTTCAGACGCGGATAGAGAAGTTTTTGAAAATAACTACAAGCAAATGATTGATGTTTTAACAGATGTAGATAACGAAAACTTTAGCTTAGAAAGATCTAGAGATTTATTAGCAGGTTATTTTACAAATTTTGCACAACAAAAATATGATAATAGATATTCATATTACAACAAATTAGAATTCCCAGAACAATATGAAACTAAAGAAGAAGAACAAAGAGCTACTAAGGTTGGTGGCGCAAGAGGTGTTTGGGACGTATCACGGGGAACGTATAGAGATATAGGTTACTTTAAAAATCAAACTTTAGATGTAGATAAACAAGTTGAAAGAATGGTTCCTGGTGGTGTTTTCTTTGATTATTTTGGAAATAGATATAGAATGGATAAACAAGGTGTTATCACAGGTATTTACGGTAGTGGTGAAGGTAAAAATAAAGTGATAAAAAAATACGATGAAACATTAAACGATGGTGAAGGTGGTTTTTCTGAAGAAACACAAACATGGACAAAAGAACAGTTTTTAGACCAAATGTATGGTAGATCTGAAAATAATTTAGGTTAAAATAAAATACAAATATGAACGAAGAAATATTAAATAATATTTGGAATACACTAAACAAAGATTCTAACCTTAATCTTAAAGCAAAAGATTTTGAAGAGTGGAAAAATAGTTTTATTCAAGATCAAAATATACAAACTAATGTATATAATTATTTAAAAGAAAATTACAGTTTAAAAGCTTCTAATCAAGAAGAGTGGACAACTAACTTATTGGGAAAAACAAAAGGCTCTGCGGATGCGACTCCAGGCGTAGAGCCAGTCGTTACGGAGTCAGGCTTGGACGTTGGCACTTTGGATTTACCAAATACATCTGAAGAACTTAATGCAACTTTACTTGCTATTTCTAATGGTGTAACAAGAAACCATTTTAAAGTTAAAAACAAATTAGCTGAAAAGTATTTTAATTTAGAAAGTTTTAATAGATCAAGAAAAATGGTTAAAAGCGAAGCTGGTATTTTAGCTGGAGGTGGATTTAGATATGCCAAATCAGAAGAAGAAGATTTAAAAAGTTTTTTTGGAGATAAAAAATACAAAGAATATTTACGTTATAAAGAAACTGAAGTTTTTGATTCAAATTTAGTAGAAGAAAGTGTTGTTAAAGAAGCTATTCGTTCAACTAGACAAGAAGAAATTGAACAATACACTAGTAGACTTGATGTAGGTGATTTTTTTACTGGAGATAAAGAAATGGTTGCGGAAAGTAGAAGATCAGCGCAAGAAGGTGTATTTAATATTTTTGACCCAGAAGATGGAGATTACTTACAGATGTATACAGAGGCTTTAGAAGCTGATAGAAAAGCACAAGCCGCGGTAAAAGATTTAAGAGCTAAAGGTTTTACAGGTACAAATTATGCTGCCATGAAAATAAAACAGCAAGGTAGTAAAGCTGAAAAAGTTTTAGAAAAATACTTTAACACAAAGTTTTCGGAGTACGAGCAAAAATCAAGAGACTGGGAAGAAAAGTACAATGATTACATTAATATAAACAGCAGGTATGAAGGTTTGTTTTCTAGAATAAAATCTTCTATTGATGCGCTTGGAGAAGTTGATGAGTATTCTTCTAAAGAAAAAATACAAGAATACAACAACTTAATACAGCAAGGTGATAATTTATCAGCTGAATATAGAAGTGAATTATTATCAAAAAACATCAACATAAAAGAAATATCTAAATCAGCAGAAATTTTACAATCTAATTTTGATAAACTTGTAGATAATTTTGATAAGGTAAGTGATATTACTACTATATCAAAAGCATTGGCTTTAGATTATGGGTGGGCAAACAGAACTAGTTTAAGTTTCGAAACTGGTATTGCTGAAATGACATCTCTTTTATCTGGTACCTCTAAGGCTTTTGCTTGGGTTTTAGACAGAATTACTGGTAATCAAGATATATTTTCTAATTTTGCTAAAAAACAACATGCGGCTGTTATTGATTATAACGAAAGTTTAAGAGAGTACAAGCAAGTTTCTCTTCCTTTAAATATTGACTTTGACGATGTTGGTTTAGATAACATTGGACAATGGGCTTCGCAGGCTTTAGCAAACAATGCTTTTAGTATTGGTTCTGCATTAACTTATGGAGGGGCTATTAAATTAGGTGCAAATGTAGCAAGATCAACTAAAATTTTAAGTGGTACTTTTTTTGGACTTGAAGCAGGTGCAAAATATACTCACATGGAGATTGATCAAAAAAATGCACCTAAAATGATAAAAGATTTACAAAAATCTTTAGCACTTGCTGTTACTCAAGGTGAAAAACTTGAAATACTAAATCAAATAGATTATTACCAAGGAGCTTTAGATGCTACGGAATTACAAAAAGCATTTTCTTCAGTTATGTACGGTGGTATTGCGATGTATGCTGAACGTTTGGGTACTATGCGTATTTTAAAAAACTTAAACAGAGTATCTCCTACTAATGGTAGGTTAAATTTTGCTAACACTATGAAAGCCTCATGGCAGGTAGGTAAAGGTGTTGGAACTGAGTATTTTGAAGAGTTTGCTACTCAAGTTGGTCACAATTTGGTTGATATGACTGTTTTAGGTCAAAACAAAAATTTATTAGACGGTATTGATAAAAACTTTAGTGCTAATGTAATGTTTTCAACTCTTGCAATTCAGGGTCCTTCTGTAAGCATGAACGTATATAACACCATTAGAAGTGAAATTAATACTCAAAGTGAAATAAGAGAAAATAGAGCAAGAAGAGATCAAATAATTGAAATTAATGCAACGTTACAAGCAGATCAAGAATCTGGATTTACACTTTTAGATAACGATCAAAGAAACCAATTAGAGTTTGATAATAACAGATTAATAAGAGAAGCTGCTCTTGTAGACTCTTATACTATGGCTGAAGTTGCTAACATGACAGCTGTTGAAGTTAATCAAATGTTTGAGCTTAACCAAAAGAAAAGAGATAAGCTTAAAGAAATTCAAAACCTAGGTGCAACTAGCGCTTATGAAAAGACAGGTAGTAAATATGTAAAAAATAAAAAAGAAAAGCTTGTTAATGAGATTAAAGAAATAAACGCAAAAAGAGATGATTTAAGAAACAAACCTAGTGAAAGAAGAAAAAAGATTATTGAAGACACTTTAAAAGAAGATATAGCAAAAATAGACACAGAGTTTTATTTTGGAAAGTATCAAGGTGCTCTTAATATTGTTAAAGGATTAGGTAAAGTACAACAGTTTGGTAAGATAAATGAAGATGGAACTCTTGATTTAACTGACTTAGAAGCGTATTTAGACAAAGCAATAAAGTCTGGTAAAATAAAAGACAAAAAATTAAAAAACGGAACAATTGTAACCGCTAAACAGCAAAAAAACATGTACTTAAAAGGCTTTAGAGAAGGTTCTAATGCTAGTTTTTTAGGTAACGAAGCTATTGTTGTAGAAGCTAATATTATACGTAATATAAATAATGCTGAAACTGCTTTTGAAAAGTCTATAGCTGCTTATTCTCCTATTCATGAACTACAACACATAAACGATATTAAGACTGGTTTAATTGAAGACAATGAAGTTATTGAATCTTCAAAAATAGCTGTTGAAGGTATTAAAACAGAAGTTGATAATCTTTACAAGCAAGGTAAAATAAAAGAAAAAGATTATAACACCTATAAGAAAAGACTTGCTAGTTACAGCGAAGGAGATTTAATGGAGCTTTTAGCTATAGCTGGTGAACTTAAAAACGCTGGCATATTAAGCGAAAACTCTAGAGATGCTTTACTTTCTTTTAAACTAATGTTTAATCAACTTTCTAAGAAATATTTTAAAAAAGGTAGTATGTTTTTTAAGCTTGACAACACTAAAGACGTGCTTGGATATATTGATAGCTTTCAGCGTAGTACTAGAAACCAAACTTTAATTTTAGGTCCTGAAGAAGAAACTAAAAAAGCAAAGTTTTCAAGATCCGCGGCTGTTGGAGTGGTAAATAAAATAGAGCAAAAATTAAAAAACAGGTTAAAAGCAGAAAACAAAGAATATACTCAAGATGAGTTTAGAACAAGTGACGAGTTTAATGAGTTATTTGATTCTATAACTGAAGCTGGCGGTGCTGTAAACAACTACATCAAAAGCCTTGGTATGAGTAAAGATAAAACTAAACAAACAATACAAAAGGTTTCTGATAGATTAATGGGTTATAATCCACAGGCAAAAAGAAAAACCGGTAGTAAAGAAGCTGTAACTATTGGTGAGCGTATAATGTCTGATACTCAATTTGCGAAACTAGATGCTGCTAGAGACTTAGCTATAGAAGGTGAAAAAGAAGGTAAAACATTAAGAATAGATGCCGCTAAAAGAACTAAAGAGGGTGAAACAACTTTTGATATAGAAGATACCGATATAGATCCAACCACATTAGCTTTTGAAACAGAAGATTTATCTATTGAAGGTCAAGCTAAGAAAAGTAAAACAAAAAAACAAAAATATTCTAAGTTTAGAAGAGATTTAGGCTTTGATACTGGTAGTAAAATATATAACCAAGTACTAGACAATGTTAAGAAAAGTTTAATAATAGCTTATGGTGCTACTCAAAATATTACCGATGCTCAATTACGAGCTAAAGCTATAGCTACTAAAATGAAAAAAGAGTACAGTAATCTTAATAGTCCTTTGTTTAAACAAATTAAAAACTTTATAACTTACGGTGTGTCAGAAGCAAAAGTAGCTAGAGGCACAAAAGATATTTACATATCTCAGTTGAAAAAATATAGAGAAGTTATTTTTGAAAATATATCTACAGCTGACTTAGTGCAGATGGAAAAAAAGATACCTGAGGTTGATAGAATTTTTACAAAATTCGTAGCAACACTAACATCTAAAGATCAAGTACAAGATGCTGTTAACAAACAACAATTACCACCTGACGCTTTAAACAAGATTACTAGAGATAAAAAAACAGGTAAAGGTGCTTACTCTGTAAATCTATATCAAAAAATAATGCCTACAGAAACTGAACTCGTTAGTTTTGCAGATCAACCGGGTATCAATCCTGTTACTGGCGCTAGACAAGGTTTAAAAGGTACTAGAAAAGATGGTATTGTAATGCGTATGGTAAATAGTTTAGTTACTGATGCTATAATGGAGGCTGAACAATCTATTGAAGTTCAAGATAGAATTGCTAATATGAACGCTAGCTCATTAAGTGCGGCTGAGTTAGGCGCTGCTATTGGTAGAGAGGTTGGTGTTAAGTTTTCTAAAACAACAGCCGATGTTGATATTTTAGATGCAATGAATGGTATTGGCGATGTAAACGTTTATTCTCAAATTAAGTTTTCAAAAGCTCATAGAGATCAATACGAAAAACAACTAACTAAAAGAAGACCTGATCTTACTGAAGAGCAAAGAAAAAACGCTGTGCAAAGCGTATTTGATTTTATAGATGGTAAAGATATACCTAATAATAAAAAAAGTAAATATGAAAAATTAGCTATGCATTACATGGCTAATGGTTACTTAATATTACCTGAAGATGGTTATAAGGTTATAGAAGCTGAAAGAATAGCTGCTCTAAAGAAGTTAGATCCATTCTCTTTTAAAAATCCTAACGTTTTAATAGAAACGTACGTAGATCAAGTTAAAGCTGTTAGAACTAATCCAGATAACGTTAAGACGTTTACTAACAAAACAGAGTACACTAACGGTGTGGTAGTTTATGATGTTGAAGACTCAAAACAAGGACAACTTGATACTAGAAAAGTAATTGATACTCATTTTGGTAAAAAAGCAAATCCTTGGTGCTTGTGCGCTAGAATAGCACCAACTCGAGTTAAACTTGGTGATGAACATAATACACTTAAAGAAGCTCAAAAAGAAGCTAACAAATGGATTAAAGGAAATAATCAATACACAGATATAAAAGCTATTACTGATGGTGAGGGTAGGTTTTTTGTTACAGGTATGACTCCAGGAGAATCTTTAAAAAAATCTTTTAATCTGTGGAAAAGCTACAACAAAAAAGGTAATGGCCACCAAATAGCCTTTCAAAATGGTAAGCTAATTTCTTTTAGAGATGGTAATCAGATGCAATGGTGGGATAGAATGGACAATCCTACTGCGGCGCCTATAGTTAAAGGTAAAAAAGCAAAAGATGGTTTTAGACCAGTTGTTCAAGCTCAACTTAAAAAACCTGGTGTAGAGCCAAAAATATTAAAATATGAAAAAGTAGTTGGTAATAGCAAGACTGGTAGCGTTATAGTAAAAAATATTGACGGAGTAATAATTAGTGAAACTAATACTAAAAATGGTAAATTACATGGTAGACAGTTCGAGCTTACAGAAGCGCCTAGTATTGATATTTCTGTAACTAGTATTTATGAAAATGGTGATAGGTTATCTGATAAAGAAACAAGAGTTTATAAAGACAAAAAAGAAGTAGTAAAAAATACTTTTGGTGAAGACGCTATTCATCTTGATAATATAACTAGCTACGAAAGAACAAATACTTACAAAGATTATATTTCTGATTTAGGTAAAGAAACTATAAAGGTAGAAGGTACTGTTAACCAAAGATTTTTTAAAGAATTTAATGATCCTAGTTTAGCAAAAGGTTTTACAAAAACAAATTTAGAGTTTTTAACTCCTGCGTATGAAAGATATTATGATTTACAAGGGCAAAAAGTTGCTATAGAAATTACGCTTAATGCTAGTTTAGCAAGTTCAATTGAAGATATACGTTCAGGCAAGTTGCAAACTTTAAAAATAAATGGTGAACAACAAGATCTAAGTATAAAGTTTTCTAATGGTTTTATTAATTATAATCTATTAGCTAACAACAACAAGTGGACAACTCTTATGGATGGGAAAAGAGATCAGGTTAGAAAAAGTAGAATTGCTGTTAGAGATATAATAAATAGTTTACCAGAAGAAAGTTTAGAAAAAGATTTTTTTGAAATATTTTTAGATAACATACAGTATGGTTTAACTTTTTCAGATATAGTTAATAACACTTGGGCCGCAACTAGCTACATGAGAAGTGGCAATAATATATTAGGTATTTTATCAGATGGTGTTTTTACTAAAGACCATTTGTCTAATATTTTAGGTCAAATAAAAATTATTACAGAGGTTAAGATAAAACAAATTGCATTTAACAACGCTGTAAAAGAACTTCAAGAAGATGTTAAAAAAGCAACAACTGACTCTAAAAAAGTTAATATAATAAAAGACTGGTTAATAAATAATAGTAAATCTTTAAGAACAGCTAAAGTTAAATATGAAGGTAAAACTATAACCACGAACGAGCAAGTGTTTAAATTGATTATAAAACCTTTAAATGTAAAAGGTTTTAGTTTTAGAGAACTTGATAAAGGTACAAAAATTACTTATAACAATGAAGATTTAGATACTTATATTCAAATAATAGAAATAAAACAAAACCCAGCTAGCTTTATAGAAACTAGTAAACAAGAGGCTGAACAAGCTAAAAAATGGTTTTTAAATATACTTAAATCAAAATTAAATCCAGAAGTAAAAATGGCTAGATTAACTTTAGGATCCGTTGATATGGTTGGGCCAGTTAGAAAAATAGCACCGCTTATTGGTTATATTAAAAACTATAAAGGTAAAACAACGTTAGAGCATAGAGAGCCTGTTAACAAACTTCTTAAAGCTGCTAATAAATATGTTAATAATCCTACTGATAAAAACTTAAGTCAAGTTGAAAAAATAATAGATAATTCTAAAACTGTTTTATTACCTAATGATATTGTGGAAGTGATAAACAAAAAACACAAAACAACTGGTGATTTAAATACTATAATGGGGTTAGCTGAAGTAAAAGAAATTATAAGTAAAAAAGGTTATGAATTTGTTGGTATTCCTTTTAGCAAGTCTACACAGTTTGACAATTTAAATAATTCTATAAATTTTTCTCGATCAACAAACAATGAGGTTAAAGGTATTACTGTTTTAGATTTTGATGATACACTAGCAACAAGTAAGTCTTTGATTAGATTTACTAGACCAGATGGTACTACAGGAACTTTAAATGCTGAACAATACGCTAGTACTTATGAAAGTTTAACTGAGTTAGGTTATGAGTTTGATTTTTCAGAGTTTACTAAAGTTGTTGAAGGTAAAACAGCGCCATTGTTTAATAAAGCTTTAAAACTACAAAGTAAGTTTGGTCCTGAAAATATGTTTATATTAACAGCTAGACCTGCTGAATCTGCACCAGCTATATTTGAATTTTTAAAAGCTAATGGTTTAAATATACCTTTAAAAAATATTACAGGCCTTGCTAATTCTACAGCTGAAGCTAAAGCTAATTGGATAGCTGGTAAAGTTGCTGAAGGTTATAATGATTTTTATTTTGCAGATGATGCTATTCAAAATGTAAAAGCTGTAGATAACATGCTAGAACAATTTGATGTTAAACGTAAAGTACAACAAGCTAAGATTAATTTTAGCAAAGGTATGAACGATCAGTTTAATAATATACTAGAAGATGTTACTGGTATTGAAGCTATTAAACGTTTTTCAGCTATTAAAGCTAGAAAACGTGGTGCTAGTAAAGGTAAGTTTAGATTTTTTATACCACCATCACACGAAGATTTTGTAGGTTTATTATACAACTTTATGGGTACAGGTAGACAAGGCGATAAACATAGAGACTTTTTTGAAAAAGCTTTAGTTAGACCTTTAAATAGAGCTTATAGAGAAATAGATACAGCTAAACAAGCTATAGCAAATGATTATAAACAGTTAAACAAACAGCTTAAAGAGGTTAAAGATAAGCTTAATAAAAAAACTCCAGATGGTGATTTTATTTTTGAAGACGCTATAAGGGTTTATTTATGGAATAAACATGGTTACAATATACCTGGTTTAAGTGAAACTGATCAAGCTAATTTAGTAGAATTAGTAATGAATGATTCTGAATTAAGAGATTATGCTGAAACTATAAACACAATATCTAAACAAGATAAATACGTAGAACCAGGTCAAGGTTGGGAAGGTGGTAATATAAAAACAGATTTAATAGATGCTACTGGTAGAGTTGGTAGAGCAGAATACTTTACTGAATTTAACGAAAATGCAGATGTATTATTTTCTGAAGAAAATTTAAATAAAATAGAAGCTGGTTATGGAGCTGATTTTAGAAGTGCTTTAGAAGATATATTACATAGAATAAAAACAGGTGTTAACAGACCAAAAGGACAAACTGGAACAGTAAATAAGCTAATGAATTATTTAAACGGATCTGTTGGTGCTGTTATGTTTTTCAATACTAGATCAGCTATATTGCAGCAAATGTCTATTGTTAACTATATAAACTTTGCAGATAATAATATATTTGCTGCTGCTAAAGCTTTTGCTAATCAAAAACAATACTGGGCTGACTTCGCGTTTATATTTAATTCTGACATGTTAAAACAAAGAAGAGGTGGTATTGGTACTGATATTAACGGTGCTGATCTTGCGCAAGCAGTTCAAGGTTCAAAAAACCCTACAAAAGTAATTATAGGTAAATTGTTAAAATTAGGTTTTTTACCTACACAAATTGGTGATAATATCGCGATTGCTACTGGTGGTGCTACTTATTATAGAAATAGAGTAAACAAATATGTAAAAGATGGTTTAAAACAAAAAGAAGCTGAAGCTAAAGCTTTTACAGACTTTCAAGATTTAACTCAATCAACTCAGCAGTCTTCAAGGCCTGACATGACATCACAGCAGCAAGCTAGTTGGATAGGTAAGTTAGTTTTAAACTTTCAGAATATAACTTCACAATATAACAGAATAATTAAAAAGGCTGCTTTAGATATTGGTAAAGGTAGAATATCACCACCTTATACAACTAAAACACAGAGTAACTTAGGTAATTTATCTAAAATACTATATTATGGCGCAATACAAAATGTTATATTCTACAGCTTACAAACAGCTTTATTTGCGGTTATGTTTGATGAAGATGAAGATGAAGATCAAGTATTAAAGAAAAGAGAAAGAGTTATACAAGGTACTATAGATTCTATATTAAGAGGCTCTGGTATATATGGCGCTGTGCTTTCTACTTTAAAAAATGCTGTTATAAAATGGAAAGAACAAAGAGAACCTAATTACAACAAAGATGAAAGTGCTGTATTAATGGAATTATTAAACTTTTCACCTGTTGTTGGTATTAAGGCTAGAAAACTAGTTAATGCAGAAAAAACTATTAACTATAATGAAAATGTTATTCGTGAAATGGAAACGTTTGATGCTGATAATCCTCAGTGGTCAGCTGTAACAAACTACACGGAAGCTTTAACTAATTTTCCAGCAAACAGGTTATATCAAAAAAGTATAAACATGCGTAATGCTCTTGATAAAGACTATACAATGTTCCAAAGAATAATGTTCTTTAGTGGTTATACAACTTGGAGTTTAGGTTTAGGTGATAATGAAGCTGTTATAGAGGCTAAAGAAAAAATTAGAATTAATAAAGCTAATACTAAGAAAAGAAAAAAGCAAAGAAGACAAACAAAAGAAGAGGTTAGGAGAAAAAGTTTATTAAAAAGTAGAAGATAAATAAAGTAAACAATTAAAAAAATAAGTGATAATAAAAAGATGGTAAGAAAACTAATAATATTACTGTTAATTGTGTCAAACTTAGTTGTAGCACAAACAGATAAAACTATTGATATTAAGGCTTTATTAAAGTACTCCACTTTTTACGCTGCTGTAAATGGTGGTACATCACTTTCTGACGTTGATGTATTTTCTGTAGATAATGGTTTATCTATACAAACTATATCAACTCCTTATGATTATAATTTTACCATAGGATTACGTAAAATAGCAAGGTTTGGATATGAAAACAAAGCAAAAGTGTTTTATGATGGTACGGAGTCTAATTACAGTGATGCAGCCACTGTTGGTAAGGTTAAAGGAGTTGAATATTTATTTGAAATAGATTATAAAAGACAAGAGGGCGTAGACTATGTAGACCAACATCATTTTATTAGATTTAGTTCTGATGAGGGTTGTGCTGACGAACTATGCGTAAACTTTTTCGCTTTAAAGTTAGAGTATTTAGAAGATGGTTTTGCTGATATAAAATACTTTGAAGCCTCAGAACGTTATAGACATCGTAAAGGTAAAAATTTATCTTGGAACGTTGGTCTTGTTCATAGACTTGCAGAACCTTATGGTTATAACGCATTAGACGAGTGGATGTTAGATAATGGTGATTTACATTATACTTATTTAGCGTTACAAGAAGGCTATGAGGTAGATGTGTATAGCAACACTTATTATAATCCAGCAGGTGAAGTTGTAGCAACTAGTGGTGAAGTTTGGGAAGCAGTTGTAATACCTCAAGTGTTATCTGATTATACGCAAAGAAAAAGAAATGAATTAAAGAAAACCATACAACACTCATTTGTTATAGGTTTTGATTATTACAAATATTCTAAAACAACATGGACACACGCTTGGGCTAGTTTAATGCCTTGGCATTATGATGACGGTAGTGAGTTTAGCTATCATAATTATGTTGATGGACAATGGTATGATTATTCTGGTGGATTAATATACGGTATAAAAGTTAACAGACAGTTAGGGTATTTTTTAGAAGGAAAATATAATAAATACTGGAATAGAGAGTGGTACGATTTTAAGTTAGGATTAAATTATACAATTTTTTAAAAATGGCATACAAACAAAAATACACAAAATCAACCTTTCCTTTTAAATCCCCATTAAAAGATAAAATACCACTTGGCACAAGTGATGGTGATAATAGTGAAATATTAAAAAAATATGGTTGGAGTGGAAAAACAAGAGACGAAGTTAAAAAAACAATAAGATTTAACACCTCTAATCAAACAGAAAAACAAAAGAAAAGAGATTTTTACAAAATATACGGAACAGCAAATAGATAAACATGGCAAAAGAATTAGATGAAAACACTAGCTTTAAAGTTAGCATACAAACATTAATAGGCATAGGTTTTGCTATGGCAACTGTTATTGGTATGTGGTTTGCTTTACAAGCGGATATTGCTGAAGCAAAAGAATTACCAGAACCATTACCACCTGATGTTACTAGAATGGAGTTTGATATGAAAGACCAAATGATACGTAATACTATTATGGAAACAAAAAGTGACGTTGAAGAAATAAAAGAGTCTTTGGAGAAAATTGAAGATAAACTTTACGATAGATAAATGAAAAAGCTATTATTTTTATTTTTACTATTTAGCAATTTTACTTTTGGACAAATAGTAGTAAAACACTTTAACGCTGGTTGGAATAGTGCTAATGATGTTACTTGGTTTATGGATTTAACAGACTGCAAAACAAAAGGGTATGTAGACGTAGCTAAAGATGTAGATGCACAAAAAGAACATAAAATAGCTGTAGTACCTACTATTATTATATTTAAAGATGGTGAGGAAGCATTTAGATTTCAAGCAGACTTATCATTTAAAATGGTAGCAACGAAAGAAGAGGTACAAGAAGAAATAGATAATCAATTAATGAGTGACTTTTAAAAAAAAATAAATATGAAAGAAATAATTTGTAAACTTATAAAGAAAATAACTTTTGGTAAAGTATGTCTTGGTTGGTGTGCTTGTAAAGTAAGATAATATGCCTGGTAGCGAAAGACAAAACAGTATGTTTAAAAAAACGAAAGGATATGTTCAAAAAAACAATCCTTTTGCCGTTACTAGTTGTGGTCGTAGAAGAAATGATGGTTCGCCGTTAGAAAAAAGAAAAAAAAGTAACGAACCTAGAAAAACTACAAAAGGTAAAGGTCGTAACTTTAGAACAGTCAAAGAGGGTGCTGGGATGACCGCTAAAGGAGTTAAAGAATATAGACGTAAAAACCCTGGAAGCAAGCTTAAAACAGCTGTAACAGGAAAAGTTAAACCAGGCAGTAAGGCTGCTAAAAGAAGAAAATCGTTCTGCGCTAGATCAAAAGGTTGGACTGGTGAAAGAGGTAAAGCTGCTAGACGTAGATGGAAATGTTAACAATAAAAATATAAACTATGCCAAATCCAAAAGTAAAAGATATGCCACGTAAACAGCAAATGGCCGTAAAAGCAACAATGGCTGATGGTGGTAAAGGTAATCCAAATAAAATGTTAAAGAAAACAAGTCCTACTTTAGCTAAGCTTAGCGCTAGTTGTAAAGCTGCTGCGAAAAGAAAGTTTAAAGTTTACCCTTCTGCATATGCAAACATGTGGGCTTCTAAAACACAAAAAGCAGGAAAGTGTTAAAGGACTTTGATATATCAAGTTTTAAAAAACAAAAACCACCTAGTGATAATAGCTTTAATACTGATCAAGAAATTAAAGCTTTAAAGAAAATACCGCTACGTAAGGATTTTGTTAAAAAATATGATGATATAGAATCTGCATTTAAAAAAACTGCTGAAGAGCAAGGTATAAAAGATTATGATAAAAATATTGCCTCAAAGCTTATAAAAGAGTCTGCACCTGTGATATTAGAATTAAAGAAACATCACAACAGAAAAAGACCGTATGAATTAGATAAAAATTTAAAAGCAATAGTTTTAAAATCTATGAAAACGCCTTCTTATCCATCAGGACATTCTGTTCAGGGTATGTTAATAGGTAGTGTT